CACCACCAGTTTTTGCGGGAGTCGCAGGAATTATTGGTCTATGGATTGGCTTTACAGTACTAACCAAATTCATATCCTAGGAGGAATAAAATGAATGAACAAATTAAAGCAGCACTAGCGTCTTATGGAAGATCAGTACTTGGAGCAGCAACAGCAATGTATGCTTCTGGTGTTACAGATCCAGAGACACTTGCGTATTCACTACTTGGTGCGCTTGTGCCAGTAATTTTGAGAGCAGTCAATCCATCAGACAAGGCATTTGGCCGTATGCCATCTACCGAAGATGTGGACACAGCACTCAAGACTGCAAAGGTAGTTAAGAAGGCTCCTGCTCGTAAGAAGGCAGCAGCAAAGAAGTAATCAAATTAGATTAACAGGCTTGGGTAATTGACAGGCCTGTTTTTCTATGCTATAATATTTATACCTGCCCAATAGGGGGGTAAATTAACTTATTCGCTTGAAAGGGGAATAACATGGTAACAACAACCTTGGATCTATTTAATGATCCTTTTTTTATTGGCTTTAACAGAGAGTTAGGCCGTCTTAATAATGCACATAAAACAAATTCACACTCATATCCACCTTATGATCTTCTTAGATTAGATGAAGATACCTATAGGATTTCATTAGCTATTGCTGGATTTTCCAGGGAAGACATTGATGTCTCAGTAGATAATAGAACTCTTATTATTAAGGGTGAGATTATAGAAGCAACAGATGCAGAAGTAGTTCATAAGGGTATTGCTGGTCGTAAATTTGTACGATCATTTGCCCTTGGTGAATATATGGAAGTAACTGGGGCTGAAATGAAGGATGGTATGCTACATATTAATGTAGATCGCATTGTTCCTGAAGATAAAAAGCCTAAAACTATCACTATCGACTAACGTTCTTGTGTGTCGGTGGACATTTGGGAAAGTGTAGGAAGCACACAAGATACACCTGAGCATGTGTTTAAAAGGCTCATTATTCATCTAAAGTTATGATTGCGTTAACCAATTTTACCAACAACATAGACTTGAACACGATACAATATAATTATGAAACCTAAATTCATTGTTTTACCCGTAGCATTGGCAATAATAGCTAATGCTTTTTTTATTACTACTTCACACGCTGATAACCTACAAGGTGCTGGATCCACATTTGCTGCTAATTTTATAGACAGGTGTAGGGTCGAATTTATGAAATCAACAGGAGATTCTGTTGTGTATGGAGCATCTGGTTCAGGTGCTGGAAAGAATATGTTTTCAAATGGAGTAACAGACTTTGCTATGTCAGATGTTCCTTACTCTGGGACAGAAGTAAAGCCATCAAAAGAGTTTGTATATGTTCCATTAGTCGCAGGGCCAATTGGAATTATCTATAAACTTGATGGATATAAGATTACTCTTAAGATGAGCAGAGATACACTTGCTAAAGTTTTTGCGGGACAAATAACAATGTGGAACGATCCGCAGATATTAAAAGAAAACCTTGTATCAGGAAAACTACCTAAGATACCAGCAACAAAGATCAGAGTTGTATATCGTATTGATGGCTCTGGAACTTCAGAGGTTTTTACTTCATATCTTAATGCCGTAGCTCCAAGCATATGGACTAAGCCAGGAAATAAAAACTTTAATAATGCATTTCCTGGAGATATAGCCAAAGCATATATGACCAGCGCATCTGGATCTCATGGAATTGCAATGGTGCAAGGATCTACAAATGGATCCATTGGATACAATGAGATATCATATGCAAGAGGACTAAAGACAGCATCTATTGAGAATGAGGCTGGAAGATTTGTGCAGCCAACGGTTAGCGCAGCATCAGTATTTCTTGGAGATTTTATTGCAGACAAAAGCGGGGTAGCTAAAATAAACTACAAGAATACAAATAAACTATCCTATAACATATCCACATTTACCTACGGTGTAGCATACAAAGAAAAGAATTCAAAGAATGATTCAGTTAAAAGGTTCTTTAACTTCATGCTTGATACCTGTGGCAAGAAGGCTGAAGATCTTGGCTACTCTCCAATCAGAAGTGCTATGCTCAAGTTTTCAAAGGCAAGAGTAGCAGAAATAAGTTCAAAACCATAGTATAATATATAACATTCCGCTAATAAGACTTTAAAAGGTTTTGGCAACGGATGCTCCCATGAGGGGAGAGTTAGCAGGAGTTGAATCTTCGTGGCTAATAGACCTGAGCAGTCGTCTATAAACTGCTCTTTTCTTATGATATAATTATAAAATGAGTGAAACACCTATGGATGTTGCGTATAACGCAGTGATAACAGACCCAACACCAGCTAACCCATCACCACATATTAATCCTTCAGTAGGAATGAAAAAGCCACAATCTATGACTACTAACCAAGGCAGACCTACTGGATCAGGAATTAATAATAAGCCTGGTGTTGATATATGGTCTGGATCTGCATTTGGCAAAGCAGAAGCACCACTACCTGAAAACCCTATAATGCCAACCAACACTTACCAAGGCTGTGAGTGTGACATGTGTGAAGAAGAACAGATTAAATGTGCCAGTTGTCCTCTATGTAGTGGTTTAGATGCAGAAACTCAAATGGCTATGTTTGATTCTCAATTAGGTAAGTCTGAATGTTGCCCAGAAGATATTTCTAAGCAAGCACCTTGCTGGGATGGATATGTACAGCGTGGAATGAAGCCAGGAGATAACGGAAAACCAGTTCCTAACTGTGTACCTGCTGCAAAAGCAGATGACCTTTTTACTAATTTTGGCAAAGATTGTACAAAAAATCAAACAGAGAGACACTCACTATAATGGCAAAAAAGAAATCTCAATCATTTAACGCAACTCAGATCAAGGATGGTTGGATTGTTAGATTATATAAAGATGGAAGAATCAAAGCTAAGATTGCTCCGTATGAACCAAAACATCCAGCAAAAAATAAAGACTAAGAATCTAAAGTATCTTTCTTAGTCTTATATTTCTTTAATCTAAAAACATTTTTAAACCACTGTTCTATTCTTTGCTCTATTCTTCCACCCTCAGTTTCATTCTTATAGTATCTACTCTGAAAGTAAGGTGAAGCAAAAGTTTTAGCAAAATGGTTTCGTCCCATAGGACTATTGTGCCACTATAATGCCATTCTCTACCATCTTGTCGTAAATGTTTGACATCATTAGGCCAAGGCTCATCTGGCTTTGTTCTATATTCTTATCAGCTTCTGCTTCAGACATGCCAGACTGAATGCAGAACTCTCTGTTGTCAGCATTGATAGAGTTCATCATAATTGTTAATGCATCTTCTTTATTCATAGTTATATTATATACCTTTCATTGTTAAAAGTCAAGCCACTTGGCTTAACGTAGAGCGAGTGACCAGAATCGAACTGGCACAACCAACTTGGAAGGATGGTGCACTACCATTATGCAACACTCGCTTAGTACACCAGATAGGACTTGAACCTATGATAGCCGAATTATGAGTTCGGTGCCTTAACCAACTTGGCTACTGGTGCTTATGTCCCCTTGGCAGGAATCGAACCTGCGACACATGGCTTAGAAGTCCATTGTTCTATCCACTGAACTACAAAGGGTAACCTATTTAATTATTTGTTGCAATAATTCCTAACAAGAACCCAACTATAGCAGAAAAGAATCCAACAGTCCAATAGTATGTTGTCATAAGCTTGTCTTGAATTATTTCATATTGAATATCTTGTGGAACTTCAATAAAATTATCATCCCCAAGATCAAGTAAATACTTATTCATTTATGCTCCTTGCTATGTCTATAAAGTGTATCATGTGCAAATATTCCTTTTCTAACTTCTAATTCTTTTTTACATACTGGACAAATAACGATTCTACTCACCTTGATCAACTCCGTATGTCATTTGAATATAACAAACTACCCATCCAGAAACAAACATAAATATTGGAAATAAAACTTTCATTAGTAACCTCCTAAACATTCGTTGCGTGTATGAAACAATCTAATCTTAGTCATAATTTTTTTAGTTGGTGCAAACAAAGGCTCTTTACAACATCCACATGCAAACGACCACTCACGAGCAAAGAAATCCCAACGAGCACCTTTATAATTTGCATACTTTTTTTCTAAAAAGTCTTGAAATGGATCTGGTATTTCCATGTTAATCATATACTAAGTATACTCTCTCTAAGATTAAAAGTCAAGCTTGACTGGCAATAGATATCTTACTTCATCAATTATGTCATTTCTTAAAGCGGTATTTATCATTTCAGTAGAATAACCTTCACTAGGTTTAGATGAAAAATATACTACATAGTAAGCACGAACATCTACTGCTTGTATTAATGCTCCATTAGCAATAGCTTTTTTAACATTATCAGTTCTCTTAGCCCCTGGCCTTTTACCTTCACCATCAAGTCCACCCTTTGCTTCTACATATTCAACAAGATCATACTTGCTATCATAAGCAATAAAATCTACTTCGCAACCAGCACCTTCAATATAAATATTTGGCTGAATATAATCAAAGCCCCTGTTAACCAAATCTTCATATACAAGTTCTTCAAAAGCATCTCCAGACTTTTTAGATTCTGATTGAAAGTTCATTAAACTTCTTTCTTAATAATTGGTTCTAGCCTATCCCAATAGCCATTCTTATTACCAGTATATACCTGTCCTGTTTCACGGTCAACTAGCATCCACTTTGCAGGTGAAAGAGTGTGTACTTGTAAGTCTACAGGTTCAGATAATTCTTCAAATTCAAAACTATTACGCATTTATCTACCTTGTCAACTCAGCAGGGTCTAGTGTTTTAATTCCAACAGATTCATATGCTGCTCTAGCATTAGCATTATTTTCAATTGCAAGTCTTGCTTCAATGCTAAATGTTTCTGCAACCTTACGCTTAAAGTTTACAGCATCTCTTGGATTTCCAGGGTTCATGAGCAAAAGAGCATAGTCAATACCAGTAACCTCAAGATCTTTAATTGTCTGATTTCTTTCTGAACTATTCCTACCTGTCACAATTACAATTGAATCACCTAAAGATTTTACATAATCAATTGTTTCCTTAATAGGCTTATTAGTTTTAAATTCTAAAAGGGTATCATCAATATCTACAATAACGCTCAACCTTTTCTCCAATGCATAAATGATTTAATATATACAATACCATAAGCAATTGCAGCAACGATAAACCCATATTGGTCTGTAGCAATGGCATAAGCAATCCAAAGGCATTCATTAACACATAACACCAACCAACCCCAGATAGTCTTTCTACCGACCAGGAAGATGCCTGTAACACCTATTGCTGCTAATACCCATGACCACATTTATGCACCAATATTTTTCATAGATAAATCACATGGGCAGATAATAGATTCAGGCAACTCATGTACCTCTGTTTCAATTGTAATAATAGTGCTGCAATCTTCACATTGATAAATCTTTTTCATCGGTAAACCCCCATCATGATTTCTTCCCTTATTTTTTCAAGTTTAGTTTCATGCTTACTTTTATAAGGTTTGGCTTTGATTCTTTTTTTATTTTTTAAGGCTCTTTTAGCTTTATTCTGGGATACCTTGTTATTTGATTTTCTCATGTATTAAGCATATCATATCTTAGGGACTTATTCAACTATTCTTTTTCCCAATATGGTATACCATCTTCATCGTAATCGTCCCAAGATGATCCCTCTAAATCTTTTTTCATTTCTTCAATATCAAGTTCGTAGTACGTTCCCCACCATTGGTAAGGCTTATTAAGATAATTCCACATTTTTGCATGGTATGTATAGCGCCAATTAAAGTCACCATCTTCATCCATATAAACAGCCTTAACAAGATGGCTTCCTGCATAAGCTCCGAGAAAATTACCTATCCATCGTAATGGAAATATTTTAGTCCTCTGATGTTTCGTTATATGATTTAACATCTTTTTCCCATACCAATCTGCCATCTTTATAAACAGGCCAATAGCCAAGAGATTTCCAGTCCATGCGAAGTATACTTGATTCTTTCATACTCTAAGTATAGCGGATAGAAAGGTTTAAGTCAAACTTTAAGAAACAAACCCCAAAGATAAAAGTTTTTTTTGTTTTATGTCATCAATAATAATACCTGCTCTTGGGCCTTCTTGCCAAACAGCATGTGCGTCTTCTTGATTAAAGTATAATAAATCACCAGGTTCTAGCTTATACTCTTTATTATTGTTCATTTTCCAATAAGAAGTACCAAGTAGTTGCCAGTATAGTACATCGTTTGGATCAGTATGGCTAGGAACTTTGTGATGTCCCATTACAAACCTTAATGTTTGTATGTGCCATTGCTGATTACAACTACAGTTTCCAGCCTGTCTCAAATAATGTATGCAATCTTTTCCACTACTACCACCATTAACTTTTTCCATTAACTCTTCAACACCTTTAAATATTGGAAATAAATTATTTTCTTCAAACCAAAAATATCCACTATCAGTTAGTATGACGCTACCAAATGCAACATCATTTTGTCTTATAGCCCTATCTTTTACTCTTTCATCTTGAATTTTTGAAAGATTGTAAACAAAAGTTAATGCATCTTCCCAACTAATTTCAGGTTCTTGAAAGTTTTTAAAATGCAAAATTTCTTTATTTTCTTTTGCCTTTGCCCAAATATCTTTCATGGTTTACCAAAACCAACAATTAATTATTTGGATTAATCAAAGACTTTTTACCTGCAACAAGTTCCTCAATAAGGTTACAAACTACAGCATACTCTTCTTCAAAGACTTTTTGTGATCTACCAGCACCAAGGCCAATAGTTCTGCCGTCTCTTTCTGCTGCCTCTTTAACGCCTTTTTCTGAATCATAATTTAATACTGTACATTGGAACCATTTTGCAATATACCCATCTTTATCAATAATATATTTTTCAAAGTTTCCACCTTGCTCAGATCCACCAGTATCCATGTTTAACCAGTGTGAGTAGTATTCTTTTTTATTTACAATTCCTAATTCTTTTTCTTTAGCTGCCATCGTAATCATTTGATCTGAAACTTCTTTGTAAAGATCATGAGTTTCTTTTCTTGGTTGACCCAATCCATTTACTGTTGCATCTCCGTTGTGAGGACTAATTTCATTAACAGAAATATTTGGATTTGATGCTACCATCTCTGAAAATTGAAAAGTAGTTCCATAAACATCTCTACCATATTCCTGTGAGTCTAAACCACAAGTGATACCCTGTGACCACTTACCATGAGTAATTCCTGGACCGCAGTAGTCGTTAGTAGGAATGGCAATAACTTGGAAGTCATCTCCGCCATACTTATCTTGAAGCCACTGTAGGATTTCCATCTGGTTAGCGTTACCGCAACCAACTGTAGTGTTTACTAATAGACCAACCTTGCCTTTAAATTGATCTAAGAAATTTGGGGCTTCATCAGCCGAGTTAAGCGGGATATCGTAAATTGATTTCATATTCTGTATTATACACTATTTTTAAAATTCGGCGGAAAATAGAGGGTAACAAACCTTCCCCTGCCCTACACGGGCACTATTGGTTAGCATCCATCTCAGGCTTCCAAATAATAAGACAATTCTTACAAGTAATACCTTCATCCCGCATATACCATTTGTGGTTACAATCTAATTTATAGGTATGAGTCTTATAACCTTTTTTCTTGGTTTGCTCTCTAAATTTTCCTGCTGGATCATGGACATGGCAAAAACCACTGGTTCTCCATGCTTCTACTAAGATTGGGCATGGTCTTTTCTTCTTCGTAATGGCGTTGCACTTACTCATGGCTGGTGCCTTTTTCTCATTGGTTTTTTTAGAAAGCTGTCTAAGCTTTTTGAGCTCTCTCTTTCTAGCTGGTGTTAAGATATTTCCAGCACTGTCGTATTTTACAGTATTGTATTTATTACTTTTTGTTCTGACTTGTCTAATTGTCATCAAGTATCCTATAAGTTTTAGAAATTTTAAGTAGACAGTTTATACTCATGTCTAGGAGATATTTTTATTCTATTTCTACTTCTTCAAAAGGGTCAAATGCTTCAAACCCTTCAGGATCATGCTTTTTTACTATATCTCTGATTTCTTGGATACTAACTTCAGTCATGCCACCTGAGTGCTCAGGCCAGTACGCTGCTGTTAGTATATCTTTTGTCATTGTTGTCATGTATTTCTCCTTTTCAATCTAAGTGTATCAAATTTAAAAGGGTATGTCAAGCACCCTATTTATGCGGGGAAGTCAAGAGATACTTACTTCTAAGTTCTAGCCAAGTATTAAGATCATGAGGATAGTCAAAGTCTTCAGTCCAATCATTTATATTTATATAAGCAAACCTATGCTCAGGTACAAATATGTCTCTTGTTTTCTTAACACCTAGTAGGTATCGCAATAGGGTCCATCCTGCTGGTAGTGGAGTATCTTGAACAACACGCCTAAATATAATATTTTTTAAAGTTTGTAGCATTACCTTATTAAAGTAACCAGCAAAGGAGAAAGCAAAAATCTCTCCCCAAGGCTTTCCAGTTATCTCAGACTTCTTGTCACGTAGGAAAAAGCACCATTTTCTGTTATTGGTAGCAATTATTTCCACTGCCTCATCTGTAAAATAGACATCACCATAGACAATTATAGTCCTATCATCAGACCATTGTTCATGAGAAGAAAGAAACTTGTCCATGTCCTTATGCTTTTTACTTTTTTTAGCAATGTAGGATGAAGTTCCAGGTATATCAGGTAAGCCACCATCAGATACTATAACAATATCATCTGTATATTTAAGGAATTGCCTTACAGTTCTTTCAACTAAGACTTCACCTTCAATAACAACCATATGCTTGGTAACATTTTTATTATTATTCCATCTTGAGCCTTCACCAGCACATAAGATTAACACTCTCATAAATTATTTTTCAGATATGATCTCAACTGTAGGTTTATCTTTTTCAGGAGAATTTGCGGGGTAAAAGAAAACAACTCCCGTTAACGCTATAACAAGTATAAGAGCTAAAACACTTATAGGTCTGTAGTCATTCATGATGATAGCCCCATTCTAAGATGATTCTTACATACGCCAGAAACAGAATATACTAGGTCTTCTACCACAATGTCATTATACTCTGCTGGCTTATCGCAGTAATA